CTGGTCATGGGCGTGCCGATTTACTTCTTGACGCGCTGGTTCCAGAAGACGGCGGTGCCGGTTTTCCGTACGATGCGTACCGAGTCTGCGCATTTGACGAGCCGTTTTGTGGAGACTTTTACGGGTATCCGCGCGGTGAAGGCGTTTGGTGCGGAGGCGCAGATGCGTTCTGAGTACGCTCAGGCGTCGGAGCGTTACCGCCTTGCGGTGATGGATTCCATTAAGATTTTCGGCATCTATTCGCCCGTGCTGATGCTTTTGGGCAATGTGTTTATTGCCGGTGCGCTGGTGCTGGGTGGTTATGCGGTGCTGGGCGGCACCATGCAGATCGGTACCCTGCTGGCGCTGGTGATTTACGCGAGCCGTGTGTTTGAGCCGGTCATGCAGCTCTCTGAGTTCTACAACATGTTCCAGTCGGCGATGTCAGCGCTGGAGAAGCTGTCGTCGTTCTTGGCTGAGGAGCCGGAGGTTGCTGAGCCGGAGCATCCGCATGAGCGGGCTGTAGAGTCTGTAGCTGAATCTGCTACTGGCGTTACTGAGGGCGCGTCCGGCACGGTTCAGGGCGCTCTGGTGGAGCTGGATTCGGCGGTCTTTGGGTACACATCGGATCGTCACGCGTTGAAGGAGACGACCCTGCGCATTGAGCCGGGTACGACCGTGGCGCTGGTGGGTGCTACGGGTGCCGGTAAGTCGACTATCGCTAAGCTGGTGGCTCGTTTCTACGATGTTTCAGCCGGTCAGGTGCGTATTGACGGCGTGGATGTCCGCCAGCTGGCGGGTGGGCCGGGGCGCCGGTGGCTCGCATCGTGTCGCGGGACTGGACGCGCTTGGCATTCTGAAGGTCCCCTCCGATGAGCTGCGTCAGCCGCAGCCCGCCGGCTGAGATGGCCTGGTCGAGCGTCTTGCCCCTGGACAGTGCCGTCCACGTGGTCATGCCCGGGCGCTGGTAGACCTTCAGCGGGTCCACGCCGCGCATCCCGGTGACCGCCTCCCGGTCGATGGCGGGGACGGTGACCGTGAGCCCGAGCTCGCTGGCACAGCCAATGAGGTAGGCGCGGGTCAGCTCGGCGGTCTGGAGCTGGCCAGCGAGGACCCTGGGGGCCAAGGCCTGCGCCATGGCCTCGACGGCCTCGTCCCGGTAGTCGGGCATGGACGCCCACATCTGGGAGGCGAAGGCTGTCAGATCCTGACGGATCTTGTGGACCGCGGCGTCGTAGGCGCGTGCCAGAGCGTCGAGGCGGTCCAGGTCAGCCATGCCCGCCCCCTACGTCGTTGCTCAGACGGTTCGCCGGCTCGGGAGGCCAGGCGTGTCCGCGTTCCCGATCGGCTGCATCTCCTCCGACGTCGTCGGTGGCGGCTGGGTGGTCAGATTGAGTGCCAGCGCGAGCTGCTCCTCCGCGCGCCTCTGCTTGTCCTGGGCGATCTGCTCGGGGCTGTAGCCCAGGATGTTCTCCTGGATCGTCTCCAGGGCCTCGCCGGCGGCCTTGGCCTGCGCCGCGGCCGCGTACCGCTCGGTCATGGTCACGGTGGCCGGCGGCGCGAACTTGACCTCGACCGTGTCGCCCGCCAGGGACTCGCCCTCGACCTGCAGGGCCTTGACGAGCATCACCGCCAGGGCCGGTTTGAACCGCAGGATGCGGTCCTGGGCCTTGAAGACGAGCTGCTGCATCGGCTGCTCAGCGCCAGAGGCGGACTGGTTGGCGGCGTCCGGAAGCATCGCCGAGACCGGGGTGTGGGTCTCGGCAGCGAGCTCGCGCCAGTCGTCCTTGACCGCACTGAGCATCGGGGTCAGGTCAACGGTCTGCGACTCCCAGATCTCGACGCCGGGAGGCAGCTCCCACAGCGCCCCCGGGCCCGGCTCGAACATCTCCTGGTAGTCGATGTCGTCGCCGTCGGGCCCCTCCTCGGGCAGACCCGTCCCAGGATCCGTGGAGATGGTCTTAAGGGCCCGCTGCCGGTAGGTCTGCATCGCCATCGTGACCAGGCGGTAGAGGATCCCGGTGTTGATGCGGTCGATCAGGCCGGTGTGAGCCTCGAACTCCCCCATGCCGTCCTTGTTGCCCAGCAGCACGATCGGCGGGTCACCGTCGTAGACGTCGAGGCCGTTCAGGTCCCACCTACCCTGCACACGGCTGATGAGCTGGTTGCGCTCGTTGTAGACGCTGCGGGAGTAGGTGGCCTTGACGCCGTCGACCCAGACGATCATGTGGTCGGCGCCCTCGGACACGGACCGCCAGACCTTGACCGCCGCGAGCGCCTTCCACGGGCGGACGGGGTCGGGCTCGGCGTAGAGCTGCTCGGGCATTTCCCGGGTGATGACGGCCTCACCGTTGTCGTCTCGGGTGACCAGGAGGTAGCCGGTGCCGACGGTGAAGGCGTCGCGGGCGGCGTCCTTGAAGGCGACGTCGAGGCGGTTGTCCCGCCAGATGCGTCGGGCCCGGACGGCTCGGGGGCCGTCGGGGGACTCTCCGACCAGGATCCCGTTGGGGATGAGGCGCTCGACGAGGGTGTCGACGATGAGCGCGCCGGCGTTAGCCAGGGCGCGTCGCTGGAAGGCCTCCCAGGACTTGCGCAGGTTGGGGCCCATCTCCGGCAGGGGCGCGTTGCCGTTGGTGTAGCCGCGCAGGCGGTCCACGCGGGGCCGTGCGGCGTCCATCCGGGAGGTCAGGAAGGTGACCCACTGGTCGAGCGTCTTGCTCATGGTCCTCCCTATCCGTAGAGCCGGCGGGGCTTGCGTCGTCGCTGCGGGCGGGTGGCGCCCTTGCCGACGGCGTCCAGGCCCGCCCGGTAGGCGAACATGGCGCCCCAGGCGGCGTCGATCTTGGAGTAGTCCTGGTCATCGGCCGGCTTGGTGAGCACGTAGCCGGCCTGGCGTGGTGAGCGCCGGGCGTTGAGGAAGTGAGCGGTCATCTGCGGGTCACCGTCGTAGGTGAGGCGGCCCTGCTGGATGGCGGAGAGCAGCTGGGCGAAGGAGTCGCAGGTGGCTGAGACGTTGCGCTGGGGGTAGCGGATGGGCTCGGCGGCGCTGATGCGGGCGCGCAGGCGCCGCGAGTAGGCGGCCTCCCAGGTCTTGACGTCCTGCGCCCAGCCGGCTGAGGGGTCGGCGTAGAAGCCGACGACGTTGTAGCGCTCGAAGGTCTTCCGGACGGTCTGCTCGATCTCGAGGCGCGGTGGCTGCCAGCCCTCGCCCTTGGGGCCGTCGGGCTGGGACCAGATGCCGATCTTGAACAGGTGCTGCTGGGTGACCGAGTAGCCGATGAGGACCGTGGAGTCGGCGATGCCGATCTTGCGGCCCTCGGAGCCGTCGAAGCCGAGGGTGATGGGCTCGTTGGTGGTGACGGTCTTGCTGTGGTCCTCGATGGCGCGCAGCTCGGGCATGGTCAGCCAGGCGTCGGAGGCGGCGCCGATCTGGTTGAGGAAGTCGGCGCACATCTCGGCGGGGTCGTTGTCCGTCTCCCAGAAGTCGTCGGCGGTGCGCTCGATGTCGACCCAGCCCGGTGAGCAGGCAGGCTCGTGGATGGCGCATCCACGGGGGTCGGCTGAGGCGTCGCCGTAGGCGATGCGCAGGCCCTCGATGAGGCTGTTGCGGTCGGAGATGTCGGTGTCCAGCGGCGCGGCCCTGTGGTCGTACAGGAGGCGCCTGGCAGCGGCCTCCTTGACCTTGCCCGCCTTGATCTGCTCGGCGTAGCGGGCCGTCGTCTCGGCCACCGAGTTCTCGCCGATCGTGTAGGCGTTGGGGGTCTCGATCGTGACGCCGCCGAGCTTGGTGGCGTTGTTGCGCAGCGTCTTGGCGAGCTTGGGGCCGCCATTGCCGGGCACCCAGGTCTCGGTCTGGTCCAGGACCGCCATGACGGCGCGGGCACCCTTGACCGAGGTCGCCGAGGAGGTCCGCTTCTCGATCCTGCCGCGGCGCATCGTGACGAAGGAGTCCAGCGGATCGACGTCGTACTCATCCTGCGCCGGCGATCCTCGCAGCATCTCCAGCAGCGGCGCCCAGGTGTTCGCGGTCTGGTCATCGGTGGTGGCCGTGACCTGCACCAGCGGAGTCCGTCTGGTCGCCCACGGCACGCCCACCGGCTGGCCGGCGGCATCCCAACCATCGCACAGCACGGGCCCCATGGCCTCAACACAGCAGACCGCCGCCACGAACGGGCTCTTACCCCATCCACGAGGACGAGAGAGGACCGCGCGGGACTTCACACGCCTGCCCGTAAGCGGGTCGAGCTCGTAGAGCCGCACCAGGAAGTCCAGCTCCTCCTGCGTCGGGACGAAGGGCAGCAGCTCGTCGCAGTCGGGCTGCAGGAGGAAGTCAGTCATCCAGTCGGCGACGTCGTACCCCAGGGTCGGGAACTCATCATCCTCATCCAGCGGGGACCACGGCACCGGCCGCACCCCCTCTATCAGTCGACGACGCGCAGCACCTTCGAACGAGCCCGCGAGCGCGATCCCGAAGTGGCGGCGGGCTCTGCGACCTCAACAGCGCCTCCTGCCTCGGCGCTATCGGCGACAGCGAAGGTGATGCGCAGACGGGCGCGGTCCTCGGGGGTGGCGCCGAACTTGGCGACGCGCAGGCGCAGCTCTGGGCCGAGCCTGACGTCCCCCTTCCAGTAGCGGGCGTGGAGCAGAGCCGTATCCATCAGGAACGCCCAGTCGACGTCGGTGTAGTCAGTCGACAGCGGCGACTCGGCCCACATGCGCCACCAGCGCTCGGTGATGGCCGGCCAGTGGAAGCGCTTCTTGTGGATCGTCCCGTCGTCGTCGGTGACGTCGACGTAGATGGTCGGCAGCCTCGGCTGGGTGACCGGCACAGCGGGTAGGACCTTGAGCGGCTCCGGATCTTTGTTACGGCGCGCCCGCTTGGACGGATCCTTGGGCTGCGGCCCCCTGCCTGCCACCTCTCCACACCCCCAAATCCCTGTTATTCCAACGGATTAGCCGTTACACTTGAGTCTATGAGGACATGCGGTAGGCCGGGGTGCGGCCGCCAGATCAGCGGCTCGAAGCGGGCCGATACCCGCTTCTGCTCGACACGCTGCCGCGTCGCCGCGCACC